TGACGCATTAAAGCGCGCCTGCTCTCCACCTGCTTCCATGCTTGCTTCGTACATGATCGCCAACTCATCAAGAAGAATGTCGTGAGTGTGTTTTGGTGCAGGTACATGATTAGGACGAAAGATGTCGTCTACAAATTGCATGAAAACTTTGTTGTATTTGTCGCTGTAAGTTTCGGGATACATTCGTCGGGTCTCCTCTGTTAAGCCTGTTTCGGGATATTGCTCTTCGGTCACTTCGGAAGATTCCAAGGCGACCAATTAGAATTATGCCACACTGCGAGAGCTGCGATGAGGTTTACTTTTGGATCAAACAATTCGTCGCACACTGTCAAGATTCCTTTTGCTTGTAGCCAGCCTTGAGGCCAGTATGCCGAAGGGGTGCACCAGAATCCGTTGATCTGCATCAGACCGTAAGAGCCGCCGTTCGTGTCCTTAGCGTTGAAAGCGGTACTCGTACAATATGACTCACGCTTGAGGACGCGCATCAGGGTCGGTGTTTCGGTTGCAGGCCAGCCAACACTCAAGGCAAGGTTGAGAGCTCCAGCGCATGCGGTCACTGGGGTCGTGCTCGAGGTCGTGGTCGGTAGCGGTGCGAGTGGAATCGTGGCGTAGGCAGTCTGGACACTCACTTGAGACATGCCTTCAGGCGCTTCAGAAGCGTCCCAGAGGAGCACAAATGAGGCAAGTGCACAGATAGCCCATGCGGAGACTTTGAGGAATACTGGGGTCATTGTTGGAAGTCCAATTCTGTAGGTATGCCCCAAGAGTCGCCAGCCAAAGTGCGGAAGGCGATCTGGGCGCGGATAATTTTGTGGGTGTCTTCGTGTCGAAAGATCTGAACAAGGATTTCTTGTCCGTTGTCTAAATTGCATCGCCCAACTTCGTAGATGAAGACTTTGGGCTCGGTCATGTTTTGTACTCCTATCGTCGGTACTTCGACCATAGAGGATCAGTGTGCGCTATTGGGGGATTTCGGCAAACACTCTCTGAAAGGCTTGTTTGACAAGGGCTGGAGAATCTGCCATTGCAGGCGAGATCTCATAATGGTGCCAGTCTCCGCCGGGTGCACCGTGAATCTCTGGTTTGCTGTATGACTTCCAAGCTTGTCGATCGCAGCGGTATCCGCGTCCAAACTTTTGTGGAAAGTAATCTAGTACGCACTCAACTCCAAGAGCGTTTGCGTTGGCAATGACAATGTTTAGAAAGGCGACTGCACCTTTGCGGTTTGCTGTTAGATGTTGTTCGGTCTTGCGATACGAAAGATCTACAGCTCTACCTGTGGCATGTACGGAAAGCGATGTTTCGGATCCGCGCATGTTGCGAACTCCCCAAGATCCGTTATTCCAGATTGCTCCGTCGGCGTATCGGATTGCTTGTCTGATCCATTCGTCCATTCCCTGCCTAGGTGCAGCTGCGGCTCCGTCCGAGTTTCCTGTGTATGGGCGACTGTTTAGGATCTTCGGGTTTGCTGGAATCACGCTCATAATGCTGGAGGGTCTTTTGGACGGTCTTTAAGTCCGTTGCCAGCAAGTAGACCGATTAAGCCGCCTGCGAGTGTCATGAGCATTGGAGACAAGACTCCCCATGCTTCGGCGTCATTGGGGCTTTGCTCTGTAGGTTGCACAACAAAGAGAAGTCCAAAAATGAGTGATGCGATTGCCATGACGAACGATGCAGTCAGTCCGATTCCTACGATGAGGATTAATCGAGCTTTGATCTGTTCGTTGCTTAAGCGTTTGTCTGTGGTCATGCGCAGCGCCTTTCTAGTAGTCCGTTGGCTTTAGTGGTGTTGCAGTTTTCTCGGTATCGGTCAGCACAAGCGGTCAGGCCGAGCGCGAGCACGACACTAGCCAGCAGGATTAGGCGGATACGGGTTCGCATCTTTGACTGCTTGTACTGCGGCTTCCCACGCGGCTTGCGTGTTTGTGCCGCGTTGCCACTCAAAGAACAGGCCATCTGACTGTGCTTCGTATTGTGTGCGGCGTGTTGTTTCTACAATTGCTACTTGGTTGTTGTAGTCCACTTGTGGCCACGCTGCATCTAATTCGGCTTGGGTTGGTGCTGTGCCTGCACTAAGCCATTCAAGTGTGTCGTAATCGTTGTTGTCTAATGACCATTCTTTGCCGGGGTAGTTGGCTGTTAGGACTGCTGCGTAATCGGTCATGGTGCTACTTCCATCACTGTGATTGTGGATACTACGCGCGAGATGCCTACTGCGTCGCTGTCGCTGTTATTTCTGTTTAAGTAACCCGTTCCTGCGCCATTCATAATGACTTGCACTTTGTAAGTTGTTGCGCTTGTGGTGGCAGGGCTGTCTAAATAATCCATTGCAACACTTGTTGCAATTCCGCCGTTTGGATATGCGTTACCTGTTGCCCTTGTTCGGCTTCCTGCTGCGTCACCAATGGCGATTGCAGTCGCGTCACGCATAATTCTGTAATAAATTGCAACGCTAGAACCATCCGTAGCCAAGTTTGCTGTCACGCTGACTAGCACTTTATTGCTTGCGCTAGTTGGTGTAATTGCAATAGACAGTCCTGTGACATCGGTGTAACTTGTTGATGAGGTGCTAAAGGTGTCGCTCTTAAATGTGTTTTTAACTTGCACAACGCCAGAGGTTAAAGGCCCGACAGTAGCCCATGCGGAGCCTGTGTAATACTGCACAATATTAGAGTCCGAGAGGTAACAGAGTTGCCCTTCGGCAAGTACTTTTTCGCCTGCCCCACCAAAGCCAGCATCGCGCGTAGTTGTGTTTGCAAATACTGGTACGCCAGTACCAGCTGACAAGTTCATGTTTGCGGCGGTCAATACTTCGCCAGCGGTAAATAGTGGAACTTTTATTTGCTCGTTTGGCATGTTTCTATCCTAAGACATTTTCTTCGTCAAGTGTGCCATATACCAAATCGTCCAAGATGAGCTCATAGACGATTGTTGTCGGTGAGGTGAAATAGGTGACTGCGTGCCCAGCCGACAAAGTAAGCCTGTGCTCGAGTCCTTCAATGGTGAGGTCTTGTGCAAACTGGGTTGGGCCTGCCGAGGTCGTGATTGATTTTTGGATTGCGATCAGGTCGCCGACATCAAGGAGCGCCAGTGTGTCTTGGTCTAATGCAGGTGTGCCGGGGAACTCTGTGCCTAGAAAGTTGAAGCGTGCTTCGGGATCTGGACTGATGAGGTATTCGGCAAGTGTGAGAGCTGCGGCGTCGTTGTGCAGGAGTGAGTCTGTGATGGATTTAGTTTGGATTAAATACAGGGCTTGAGATGCAAGGTCTTCGGCGACCTCTGGCGATGATGCTCCAGCGTGTTGGATGGATGCGCGATTGATCACTGTGTCCGCTTGGAAAGAGATGTCAATAGCCGAGTAGCCGATCTGCGTACCGTCGTCGTGAAAGTCGGCAACAGGGACTCCCAGCGTCGTTCCGATGCGCTTCTGGAATGTCATCGTGCCTTCTCGATCTACAAAGATCCGACCCTGCTCCGCTTCATTAATTTTGTTGGCATATGCGGCGACCGAGGTTCCGTTGGCAACCGTGTAGGCAGCTGCACCGCCAAGGGTCGCCACGCCTGTCTCAATGCTCCGTGTGCCTGTGTAGGCGACTTCTGGCAGATCTAGCAAGTCATCAAAACGCTCGCTTGAGAGCTGCTCGGTGACATTCCATTCAGCAAGAAAGGTCTGTCCAAGTTGATAGGAGAAGTCCGCGCAATTCACGGTCACTGTGTCAAGTCCGCCAAGCGTGAAGGTGTAGTCGTAGTTCACGATGTAGCCGACCCACAGAAGTTCTTTGACATTGGTTGAGCTGTATCGAGAGAAGCGAACTTCCCGAAGCGGTGCAAGTCCAGGCTGATTATTTGCTGGGTCGTAATACGGAGAAGTTGTGTCGAAAGGGTTAAAAACTCCGTCCGCGTAAGTGTCGTTTAGCGTGAAGTTCATCGTGCCATAAGCAAACTGGTCGCCAGTGTTAGCGCGTCCACGCTTGGCAGTTAGTGAGATCGCGCCGTCTAGGACGCTTGCAAACTGCGATGTACCGTCAAGCACATATTCGGTATTGTTTAGTTCGCCTTTAAGATCGTCGTCAAGAGTAAAAGCGTTCCAGTCGTACCCTGTGTCAATCTCGAGATCGTAGTTACCTGATCCAAGTACCGCTACGCCAGCCATTAGGCGACCGCTATGTTTGCAGGGCCGTTCTGCCTGTTGAACGCTCTGATCGCGTTCACGACAGCTGTGCCAATCTCTGCGCTCGAGTTAAGACCGCCTGTGATGTTGATCGTGTAATTGCCCATTCCACCATTTTTTCCGTTTAATGGGATTACTGCCTCGGGCCCTTTTTCGCCAATCATCGCCAGCATCGGGCCACCTGTCACGATTCCGCCTTCTGCAAGCATCGGTATATTTGGGACATCGAAACCTTTGCCACCAAGTCCCGGTACCCAGTCAGGAACGGAGAAGGATAGTTTGCCGATTGTGTTGTTCCAGAGTTTTGCGATTGCGTTAAACAGTGTCTTGAAGATGTTGTAGACGCCGCTGAAATATGTTGTTAGTCCGTCAAAGACTGCTTTGCCGCCTGCAAGCATCCCCTTAAATACCGTGTCTACAATTTTGCGAACGGTGTCAAACTTAAAATAGAGCGCTGTCAAGATTGCAATGAAGGCGACGATTGCTAAGACGATAAGTGTCACAGGGTTAGCCAGTAGGAGCGCGTTAAACGCTGCAACAACGCCGTTTACGATCATTTGTGCGGCTGCAAAAACTTTCATCGCAGCATTAACAACCAGCACAGCAGCAGCTAAACCGCCAAGCGTCAGCACAAGAATTCCAACCAGTTTTTCGTTTTCTTGTATGAAGGTTGATGCCCCAGCCAAAGCGATCGCAAATCTATCTATGTATGGAAGCACCAACTCACCGAAAGTGTCAGAGATACCTCCAAGGGCAAATTTCATTTTGTCAAACGATGACGCGCTGGCTTCCGCTGTACCACCGACCTGCTTTTCAATAGCAGACAAAACGATTTCTTGAGCTTCAAGCATTTTGTTGCTCTCAACAAGAGTCTTAATTTTTTCTTTTTCTTGTTCGGTAAAAGTGACGCCTGATTTGCCTAACGCTGTGATTCCCTTAATCGGGTCTTCTAGGGCTTTACCTAATGCGACGGCGTTGCCTTCGGCTGAACCGAAACCTGCTGCCGCCATGTCAATTGCTGCCACAGTTGCACGGTCGAATGAACTTCCTGCTTCATTAACCGTTTTTGTCAATTGACCAAATGTGGCGAGGGTTGTTTGTGTCGCTTTAATAACATCTGCGTCAACTGCAAGAGTTTTCTCTAGGCTTTCCGCATAGGCAGACACTCGATCGGTGGCATCACCGAAGCCCATAGTGTCAAGGACATTGCCGAGACG